AAATGGGCACAGAACAGATCTTCGGCCCGGAAGTCGGCCCGCGCATCCTGATCGATGAACGCAACCTGTTCCACGTCGAGCCAAGCGATGAAAACCTGATGATGCACAACGGCTTGCCTGCCGAAGTGCATCCGGCGGACGACGACCAGCGGCACATCGCAGAGCATATGCAAGGCGCGACGCTGACAGGCGATCCGCACGGCCTGTTCCGCGCGCACATTCAGGCGCACCAGCAGGCCATGAACCAGAAGATGCAGAAGCAGCTGGGTGCACCACAGGGCCAACCGGGCGTACCCGGCGGCGCGGGCCCCGGCGTGGCAGGCACACCGCGCCCCGGCGCGCAGCCCGGTCAGCCGCGTCCGCAGTCGCCTCCCGGTGCAGTCCATCCGGATCAGGTGCAGGACCCGCAGATGGGGCCGCGATGAAAGACTTCTGCGCACGCGTGACGCCGTGGGGCACAATACAGACGGGCGACCAGTTCGCCGTTCTGTCGCGCTTCGAGCAGAACGCGATTCTGGCGCACGAGCGCGGCCACTTGCACCATAAGCACGTGCGCACCAGGCTTCTGTGGTTCCTGACGCTGCGAGCATTCTTTCAGACTGAGAAGTTTTTCGCGATGTGCGAAGCGCAGGAACTGGAGGCAGATCAGTACGCCAAAGCATGCGGCTACGGGCCCGGTCTGGTGACTTACCTGCTGATGCACTGCCCCGGCGGGCGCCCATCGATAAGCAAACGGCTAAGGGCTCTTCATGTCTGACACATTCCGGATCATTCCGTACGTCGTGCGCAGCGCGGGCACCGATGTGCCGCCTGAAGAAGTGCAGGCTGCTATCAACTCGCTCGCGCAGCAGACAACCGTTGCACTGAACAGCGTCGCCAGCGACCCGACCGGGCCAGCGGGCGGCGATCTGTCGGGAACGTACCCGAATCCGACTGTATCAGCCGTGCATGCGACTTCCGGCACGATGTCGGGCGTCGCGATCACTACAGGCTCGATCAACAACACGCCGATTGGCGCGACCACGCCGAACACAGGCACCTTTACGACGGCGACAGCCGGCAGCGTGTTTGCGTCCGGTGGCGCGGTACCGGCAGTAACCGCCACGGGCACGCAGGTCTACAACAGCCCGAATCCGACTGTTCAGTTTATCGACTCCATTCGCAGCGCAAACAACAAGAATGCATTCATTCAATGGGGGTTGACGGTCCTGTCGATGGGATTCGCCAACGACGCATTCACGGGTTTCGTGAACGCGATCACGATCACAGGTGGGCAGGCGATCGGTATCAGCGGCATCACGTCCAACAGCGGTACGGGCGCGTGGGCGCATACAGGCACGTTCAGTGCGACGGGCGGTATCAACAGCACAGCAGTCGGGAATGCCACGCCGTCAACCGGCGCCTTTACTACGCTGTCCGCGTCAAGCGGCCTGAACAGCACGGCTGTCGGCAACACCACACCGTCAACCGGCGCCTTCACTACGTTGTCTGCCAGTTCGACGGTTAGCGGCGCGGGATTCACCAGCCTGTTTGCTTCGCCTCCCGCCATAGGAGGCACGGCGGCCAATGCCGGCACATTCACGACACTGGCAGCGAGTGGTGCGGTAACCGGCGCGGGGTTTACGGCGCGCTTCGCGTCTCCCGGCCCTATCGGAAACACGGCAGCGAGTACCGGCGCGTTCACGACACTCAGTTCCACAGGCACGTTCACGCCCGATCAACTGAACGGTATCGTCGGTACGACCACGAACAACAACGCGAACGCAGGCAGCGTAGGCGAGCACGTCTCCAACACAACGACGGGGACTTCTCTTACGAGCGCTACGCCCGCGAATATCACGAGTGTAAGTCTTACTGCGGGCGATTGGGATGTCTCCGGGGTAGTCCAATATAACCCTGCGGGAACGACAACCGTAAACGGCCTAACACAGGGGGTGAATACTGTTTCGGCCACCCTAGGCGGCCTAGGCACGTTTACGCAAACTAACACAGCATTTACAACAGGGACCGCCCAGCGGCAGTCGGCGCCAGTGATAAGAGTATCTTTGGCTTCTACTACTACTGTGTTTCTTGTCGCGCAGGCCTCGTTCGGCGTCAGCACCATGACTTGTGACGGATTCATACGCGCGCGGCGCGTACGTTGACTTTTTGCAATAAATGCTATACAACCGGCGAAAGCCTAATCAGGGGATTACCATGAAGAAAACCCGTATCGGCGCCCTGATCGGCGCGCTTTTCCCTGGCGTTCAAGGCCAGACTCCCGTTATTACGCCGATGCTCGGCGCGCTCGCGGATCAGACCGGCCTCATCAACTCTATTCTGTCGATCAACCCGTGGCAGGCTGCCGTGTATAACGCAGCAACTAACACGACAGGCTTCACCGCTACCAGTTCGCAAATTATGGGCGCAGAGTTCACCGTCTTGAATTTGACCGGTACACTCGGCGCAGGCGCGGCGCTTACTCTTCCCACGGCGGCGGTCATGCAAGCCACGATGACTCCCCAACAGGCTGTTGTGGGCTCGTCCGTCATCCTTCGTGTTATCAATAGTTCCGGCGGTGCGTTCGCGTGGACTGTGACGACAGCATCCGGCTGGACGCTGAACGGCACAATGACGATTGCACAGAACACGTGGCGCGATTTCATCGTCAACATTACGGGTGTCGGCGCTTCGGCTGCGATGACACTTCAGGCTGTTGGCACCGGCACGCAATCGTAAGGAACCCAAGTGAACAAGCTGCTCAAAAAACTCTTAGGCCTTCTTTTTCCGGGGATTGACGGAGAACCTGACGATGATCCCCTACCTGATGACCTTCCTGCATCTGATCCCGTTGATGATGACGATCTGGATCTGCCTGCTGATGACCTGCCTGACGATCCTCCTGCACGGGCCACATCGCGCCGCGATGATTCTGCTGAGCGTCTGGCTCGTCTGGAAGCTGAAGTCGAACGTCGCGGGCGACTCGCTGCCGAAGCGCGGCTTTCGAGTCAGTCCACAGTAGACCCGGAGCACCAGCGCGAAGAAGAGCGTCTCCGCAATCCGGACACGTCGGAGATGGAGCGCTGGCAGATTCAGGCGAACCGCACGCTGCGCGACACGCAGCGCCAGGCGCAGCAGGCGATGTTCCAGGCGCAGGACATGTCGGATCGTACGCGCTTCGAATCTAAGATTGCGAGCGAACCGCGCCGCGCGAAGTACACGGAGCGCGTGGAAGAAGAAGTCCAGAAGGCGCGCTCGCGCGGCCAGCAAGCCTCGCGCGAAGACGTGTACTACTGGATGCTCGGCAAGGACATTGCTGAAGGCAAGCTTAAGGCGAAGCCCAAAGCCAGTTCCGCGCCGGCAGTCAACCGGGGCAAGACAGCGGGCGTGCGCAGCGATGTGCCCGCCCGTTCAGGGCGTTCGGACAAAGACAAGCTTCGCGCGCGTCTTGAGAATCAGAACATTTAACCACGAAGAGGAAACCATGAAATACCTCAAGAAACTGGGCCTCTTGTGGGCCCTCACGCTGCAAACTATCATCTCGTTCTTCGTCAACTATCACAAGCGCGATAGCGGACGGACGTGGACATTGATGGCGTACCGGCAACTTCCAATGTATTTGTTCCCCGGCGTCACCAACCAGTCCACCAGCTTCACGGCGGACGTTGAAGCGTACATTCAGGAAGAAGTCGAGCCGCTCGCGCGCCGCCAGCTAGTCGCGTATCAGTTCGGCAAACCGCTGAAGCTGGACACGAATCGTGGCACGACGTACACGGCATCGCGTTATCAGCGTCTGCCGCTGCCGTTCGCGCCGTTGCAGGAAGGCGTTGCGCCTCCCGGCGAAGCGATGACGCTGCAACAGGTCAGCGCGACCGCGCAGCAATGGGGCGATCGCGTCATCATCACCGACGTGGCGAACCTGACCATCAAGCATCCGCTGTTCCAGCAAGCCTGCGAACTGGTTGGCCTGCAACTGCCGGAAACGCTCGAACGCAACACGTTCAACACGCTTCTGGCGACCACGCAGGTGAACTACGCGAACGGCAAGGCTTCGCGCGCGAACCTGCTGGCAACCGACGTGATGACCCCGCACGAAACGAACCGCATCGTTGGTTCGTTCCTCACGTACGGCGTACCGCGCTTCATGGGCGACGAACGCGAAGACATGATGATTGAAGCGGGCGCGTATCGCGACCCGTCGAAGTCACCGGCTGTCATGCAACATTACGTTGCGCTGATCCATCCGCTGTCGGCGCAGGACATGCGCGAGAACACGACGGTCGTCAACGCGTGGTCGTACAGCGACGTGAACCGCCTGTACAACAACGAGCTCGGTCCGTTCAACGGCGCGCGCTTTGTTGAGTCCAACATGATGCCCTACTGGACGGGTGCGGCAGCCATCCAGGGTACGGCGTCGGCGTCGGGCGGCACACTGGCCACGAACGCCGGTTACCAGATCATTGTGACGGCATCGCCTGCGCAAACATCGGTCGAACAGATCATCTATCAGGTGTCGAACGCGATCAGCGTTACGGGCCCGACAGGCTCGATCTCGGTCGTGATCCCGAACGTACCGAACTACGTGTTCAACGTTTACATCGGCACGTCGGCCACGCCGGGTAATCTGGCAACGGCAATCGGCAACGGTGTTCCCGTCACGGGCCCGCTGGCCGGTCAGGCGACGCAGTTGCTCCCGAACCAGACGGTTACGCTGACGGGTATCGGCGTCGCGCAAACGCCGCCGGCGGCCCCCGCCACGGGCGTGAGCGTGTTCCCGACGATCTTTATCGGCAACCACTCGTACGGTCAGGTGTTGCTCGAAAACCCCGAGTTCCATTACCTGACGGGTGCTGACAAGTCGGACCCGCTGAATCAGACGCGTGTCGTGTCGTGGAAGGTCTTCTACGGCTCGATCATCCTGAATCAGGCGTTCCTCGCGCGCGTCGAAGCCGGTTCGGCCTTCACGCCGGGGTATACTGCCGGTACTGTGACAACCCCGTAATCAGGAGCATAAATGCCCCCGCGCACGCCTAACACTCCGCCGGAAGGCGGAGACGAAAACCTCGAAAACGATCTGCCGTCCGCAGTTGAGACGCCGGAACAGCTCAAGGCCCGAATCAAGGCCCTTGAAGCCGAACTGGAAAAATCGACCGCTGGCCGGCTGATCGCAGAGGAAGAGTCTGCCCGTCTGTCGGCGCAGGCCCAATCGTCCATGTTCACGACCAACGTCACTGAGCGCTTCTCGCGCAAGACATCGGACGGCGTGGATATGTGGTGGTATCGTATCGACCTGGCACCGTGCGGGGGCATCGATATCCGCCTGAACGGACAGCAGTATGTCCACGGCACAACGTACGAGTTCACCACGGACGTTCTGCGCAGCGTCAAGGAAATCGTGGCCCGCACGTGGGACCACGAAAACAACATCAACGGGGCGAATGAAAACGCCTACAAGGTGGCACAAGACCGCGTTCTGCGCGGTGGTGACCGCCGTCGATAAGAGGAACCAAAGTGAGCGAACAGACCGCAGTTCTCGGTAATTTCCAGATCAACCTGCCCGCGCCTAACGGTGCGTCCGTGTCGATCAGTGGTTACGTCTACGAATCCGAATCGCTGGAATCGTTGAACGAACGCATGGACACGTGCCGGGAAGCCCTGATCCGCCAACAGTCGATTCTTGAAGTGCCCGTCCTTCAGAAGGAAGTCGAAGCACTGGAGCGCATGCTGGAAGACCATCGCAAGGCGTATGCTGACCTTCTGGAACGTTCGAAGGCAAAGCACAAGCTCACGAGCCAGGATGACGCGTCGATGCGTAACCTGCCGGTCCAGATCAAACAGATCGAAACCAAGCTCAAGGAAGGCCAGTCGAAGATTTCGTCTGTGAAAAAGGCAGCGTAATGGCCTATCTCACGAGCCAGCAGATTGTCACCTTGGCGTGTCAGATTGCCAAGTGCCCCGGCTTTATGCAGATCGGCGGACAATTTCTGAACATGGCTCTTGAGGACCTGTGGTTGCACCGTGACCTGAAGATCAACCGGGTCACGGAATCCATTCTCGTGCAGGCGAACAACTTCGGCCCGTTCCCTCTGCCGTTGAACTACCTGCGCACGTATGACCTGTTCTTCGAACAGAACAACCTGCCGTACTTTCTGAATCCGATTAGCACGGAAGAGTACGACCAGGAGTTCAAAGACCCGTCGATTGCGAACTACCCGTACGAGTTCATGACCATTCTGGTCGATGAAACGACGGCGCTGTCGCAGAACTCGGCAGGCACGCTGTTCATTTACCCGCAGTCGTCCGGCCAGATCTCGCTCACCCATCGGTACATGGTGAAGCAACCTGACATTGTGGCACCTGAAAACTCGGCTGTCATCCCGTGGTTTCCGGATCAGGACTACCTCATCAAGGCGACAGCGGTTCGCTTGATGGACATTACGGACGACACGCGGAGAGAGAGTTTCCTTCAGCAGATCCAGAACATGCTGCGCGTGCACCTCATCATGGAAGGCGACGAACAGCAGGTCGTGAAATCCGTTCGCCTCGATCCGCGCCGTTTCCATTCGAACAGATCGTTGAAACCGACCAAAATCACTGACTAGGAGACCGTATGGCAATCCGCAACGGTCAACCGGTACGCTTCACGCCCAAAGGGATCTGTGATGCGTTCGACGCTACGGACGCGTTCGCGGGCGCCTGCCAGCTGCTGTCCAATCTCACGTTCGACCAGAAGAACCCGGAAGTCGTGGTCTCACGCCCGGGTGTCGGCACCGCGCTAACCACGTTCGGCAGCTTCACATCCCCGACTTTCGTGTCGGTGCATGTGGCGCTCGGCAACGTGATCTACGGTATGGTGTCGACCGCGCGCAACCCCGGCCATGATGAACCGTTCGCCTACGACACGGTTGGCAACGTGTTCATCACGATCAGCGGGGTAACCGCCGGCAATACGCCGACCTCGCCCGCAACGTCTGGCCCGTGGACGCCGCCTACGATGGCGGTTATCAGCACGAAGATTATCGTGACGCATCCGGGGTTTAACGGTGTCGGGGCGAACTTCTTTGGCGTGATCGACATCGCGAATCCGGCGGCGCCCACGTGGACTTCGGCCAACACGGCAACGAATGCGCTTCCGGGCGTACCGACCAGTGTGGCGAACTTCAACAACCGCGCGTACTACGCGGTCGGGAACGTCGATTACTTCAGCGATGTGTTAGTGCCGCTCACCCGCACGAACGCCAGCCAGTCGGTGACGATTGGCGATACGACGCCGATCACCGCGCAATCCGGCCTGCCGATCCAGACCACATCATCCGGCGTGCTTGGTGCGCTGGTCGTGTTCAAGGGAACGCAAATCTGGCAGATCACAGGTGACCCGGTAACGAATAACCTCGCGCTGAACTACATTACGCTGACGACGGGCACGGTATCGCCCCGCAGCGTCGTGCAGGGGCCGCTTGGGATTTTCTTCGCGGGCGTGGACAGCCCGTACCTGCTGAGCTACTTCGGCGTGGTTGGGCCGCTCGCGCGCCAGGGCATCCCGATTGCGGATATCCAGCAGCCGTTCCAGAACGCAACGACGCCTTCACGGATCGCGGCCTCGTTCTCCGGCAACACGTACCGCACGTTTATGGATACGATTATCCAAGGCATCGCGCAGTCGAACGATTACTGGTACGACATCCGGCGTATGAGGTGGACGGGGCCCCATTCGTTTCAATACGATTGCGCTTCGCAGATCAGTGACTTCTTCATCCTGTCCGGATCGACGCACGGCGCGGCGCTGTACAAGAGCCAGACGATTCCCGACACGAACAGTGTCTACAATGACGCGGGCGTGAATCTCACCAGTCATCTGCGGTCGTCTTCGTTCCCGAAGACCGGTCACATGGCCGAAGTTCAGGTCGTGGAATCGACTATTGAACTGTCGTCTTCCGGCGCCTCGGTGAACTACAACATTACGGCGCTTGACACGTCATACAATTCGATCAATTCGACTTTCGTCCTGACGAACCCGACAGGTATCACATGGGGCGGCGGCGCGCTATGGGGCGGCGGGGCGCTGTGGTCCACGTCGTCGCAGATTCCGAAGGTGTACACGATCCCCTGGACTGTGCCGTTGGTGTTCCAGAAAATGTCACTGGACGTGCTCGCGTCGTCTTCGAACAGCGTGACGATTGGCACTTTCTTTGCCCGGTATCAGGACACCGGCTACACGAACATGGGGTAAGCAATGGCGATCATCGGCACTCTTCCAAACATCATCAGCAACGGGCAGGCGGTGGACGCCACGCCCGTCATGGCCGATTTTAACTTCATCGTCAACCAGGTGAACGCGAACGGTGTGCAGGTAGGCACGCTGGCGGCGCCTGCCGGTACACGCGTCGTGTTTCAGCAGGCGACCGCTCCACTCGGCTGGACAGCCGACGCCACGATCACCGACCATACGTTGCACCTGACGGCGGCTAGCGGCGGCATCGGCAACACCGGGAACGGGTATACAGGCATGTTTCAGGCTGCGTGGACTTCGGATGGCCACGCATTGACGACGGCTGAACTGGCGGTGCACGCGCACGGAGTCAACGACCCGCAGCACAGTCACACTAGCCCCGGCCACCAGCACGCGACAGCATCGGGCTTCAACTTTTGGACTGCCACGCCTACGGGCGGCGCATCCACGAACCTGTCAGGCGGCGCGTCAAGTATCAATCAGGAAACACTTACTAACGCCGTGGCGGTCAGCATCCTGTCAAGTCCAACCGGCGTAACCGTTCAAAACGCAGGCTCGGGTAACGCGCACACGCACACGAAGACGTTCAACGTGAACTACGCGCAGGGCGTCGTAGGAGTGAAGTCGTGAAGGTTATCTGCCCGCTCGTCAAGAAGCCGTGCCTCGAAAATGGCTGCACGTTCTGGACGCACATCTCCGGCACGCACCCGCAGACGGGCGCGCGGCTCGATCAGTTCGATTGCTCGATCAAATGGCTTCCCATGCTACTGGTCGAGAACGCCCGTTCGGTCAAGGGCGCGCAGGCGGCGGTAGAGAGTATGAGAAACGAAGTGGTTCAAAGGCAGGACGCTCTTAACAACGCCGTCGCGTTAGGCCAGCGACAGACGGCAAAGCAGATCGGGGAACAGGAATGGACGGAAGAACGCTTACTGAAGGCGACGTGAAGGCGATAGTCGATGAACTTGAGAGACGTGCTGCGCAGCGCTTCCAGCTTAATATCGGGAAAGGCGTTCTCTCCCTGGTATGGAAGGCGTGTTTTTACCTCATACTCTGGCTTGCCGCCTACGGTGCGGCCGGGGGTTTCAGTAAATTCTTCAAATAGGAGCAGGATCATGGCTTTTTGGGATCAGATCGAAGCAGATTACAACGCGGTCATCGCGAGCGCAGACAGCGTGGCGGTGAAGCTTGAAAACCTGATGGGCATCCAGACGCGCGCCCAGCAGATGACGGCGCTCACGACGCAGTTCACGACCATCATTGACGACGGCAGCAAGGCGACGCCGGAGAAGGTGACGGAACTCCTGACGCTGGTTGGCAAGCTGTGATTCCGGAAGAACTGGCCGCCTGCCTTGGGATTCCTCTCGCTCGCGCGCAAACGTGGACTGATCCGCTGTCTGCGGCAATGGCGCTTTATGCGATCGATTCGCCTAAGCGCCAGGCTGCGTTCCTTGCGCAGATCGGCCACGAATCTGGACGACTGGTCTACGTAAGGGAACTGTGGGGCCCGACGCCCGCGCAGGAGCGCTACGAAGGCCGCGCGGATCTCGGCAACACCGAGAAGGGCGACGGGTTCAAGTTCCGGGGCCGGGGCCTGATCCAGGTCACGGGCCGCGCGAACTACCAGCGCGCGGGCGATGCGCTCGTGCTGCCGTTGACGGATCACCCTGAATTGCTAGAGCAACCGGGCAACGCTGCGCAGTCGGCGGCCTGGTTCTGGAATACGCACGGTCTGAACGTCTGCGCCGAACTGATGGACTTCGAAGGCATCACGAAAGTCATCAACGGCGGGCTGAACGGGTACGATGACCGCGTGAACCTGTGGAAGATGTGCTGCACCGCGCTTGGCGTCGGTGACGGCTACTGGAGCGAATCATGGCACTAGACCCGATCACGGCTGGACTGGACTTCGCGAGCACTATCGTTTCTCGCATCTGGCCGGACAAGTCGCAGCAGGAACAGCAGCAGCTGGCCGCCGTCCTGACGATGGTGCAAGGCCAGATGGCGATCAACCAGGCAGAAGCGTCGAACGAGAGTACGTTCGTCGCGGGCTGGCGTCCGTTCATCGGTTGGGCCTGCGGCATGGCCTGCGTATGGAACTGGATGGGCCTGCCTATCGCGAAGCTCGGATTGACGCTCGCCGGCCATCCGATCACGCTAAGTCCCGCCGACCTGTCGGAAATGATGCCGGTTCTCATGGGAATGTTAGGGCTCGGCGGTCTGCACACATTCGAACGCGTAAAGGGCGTCAGCAAATGAGGAACCTTGTAAAGATCGCAGCAGGTATCGACACGGCGCCCATGCTTCTGGAAATCGCGCGCCAGCCTAAACTGTGGAACCGGCACACGGTCAGGAAGACCGCGCCGGAGACTCCGCACGCGGCAATGGACGATATCTGGCTTCGATACAACGACGAAAAGCCGTTCAAGGAATCGGGCGACTACTCGAAGTTCAACGATGAGCACGACGCGAAATTCTACCCGGAATGGTTCGCGCTGCCGTCGCTCCATCAGGTGGTATTCGATCTCGCGCACCGCGTGCGCGCGGTCCGGATCGGCGGGGTCATGATTACCCGTATCCCACCCGGCGGCCGCATCGAGCCGCACGCGGACGATGGCTGGCACGCGAAGTATTACAATACCAAGCTGTACGTGGTTTTGCAGTCGAATCCGCAGTGCGTGAACCGCGTGGAAGAAGAACGGGTTGCGATGGCGCCAGGCGAAGTCTGGTACTTCGATAACCTGAAAGAGCACGAAGTCACGAACGACGGTCCGGATGACCGGATCACGCTGATTATCTGCCTGCGGTGCGAGCGATGATTAAGCATCACTTTTCAGCCGGCGGGGTGTACGCGCGCGAACAGACGTTGCGGACCGGCCAGGTGGTCGAGAAGCACGTGCACGACTACGACCACTTGAGCTATCTCGGCGCGGGTCACGCGACCGTAGACATAGATGGCGAACTGCAGGTCCTGCACGGGCCCTGCATGCTGGAAATCAAGGCCGGAAAGAAGCATACGATTCAGGCGCTAACAGATATTACCTGGCTCTGCATTCACTCGGAAGCGATAGCGGACCCGGACATCGATAAGGAGTGACATCATGCCATGGGGAGTCGCAGCAGCAGCAGTTGGTGCGGGAGTGTCCGCCGCCCTGGCCCCATCGCCTTCAGGCGGGAGCGGCGGTTCAGGTTCATACTATGTGCCTACCGGTTTGCAAGGCGCCGACCAGCAATGGCAGAACCTGCAAAACCAGAACTACAACGTGTTCAGCGGTTCGCAACAGCAGTTGCAGGACTACGGTCAGCAGTCGCTGGCCGCGCAACTGGACGCCTACAACAAGTACGGTAGCCCCTACCAGAATGCGGCGAACGTCGCGGGCCAGCAATACGGCAGCCTCGGTAACAACCTGACGAACGCTTCGAACCTTCAGTTCGGGCAGCAGCAGGGACTGATTAACGCCGGGCAGCAGGTTTACAACACGGCATTCGATCCGCAGAACGCGCTATACAACCGCACCGTCCAGCAGTTGCAGGACCAGACGGGGGCCACGAACAGCATGTACGGGCTGGGGTCCAGTGCTGCCGGCGCAGGCGTCGCGAATCAGGCGCTTGGCAATTTCAACATCGATTGGCAGAACCAGCAGCTGCAACGCCAGTTGTCCGGTCTTCAGGGCTACGGGTCCGCCATCGGGCAGGCGGGGCAGGCAGCGGCGCAGGGCGGCGCGCTCGGCGCGGCAGGCGCCGGGTACACCTTGCAGAGCGGTCAGTTGCCGTATCAGGTGGGGCAAGAGCTTGGCGGCGCGCCGGCACAGATCGGCCAGAACTACGGCAACTATCTGCAAAACACGACTTACGGACCGGCGCAGGGGTTCCAGCAACAGGCGATTCCGTACATGAACGCCGGTATTGGTGCGCAAGCGGTCCCCTATCAGGCGCAGCAACAAGGCGCGGGCGCAGCGGGCGCGCTGGCGGGGCAGGCTGTTCAAGGCCTCGGCAACGCGTACCAGAACGCCGGCAGTTTCGGCAACCTGTTTGGCGGTACGACGGGTTCTTTCGGCGGTGGCGACTTCAGCGGCGCGTTCACGTCCAGCCCGTACTACTCCGGCGGCGGGAACAGCTACGGCTTCACCATGTAAGGAGCGATCATGGCAGGGTTTAACGTGGGCGCGCTGCCGTACTTCCTCCAGTACCAGCAGCAGCTTCAGCAACAGGACTTTGCGAAACAGCAACAGCAGCAGCAAATGTTGCAGTTCCAGCAAGCCCAGCAGGACAGACAGCGCGCGCAGGCTGCGCAGACCGCTGCGGGTAACGCCTTGCCGCAACTGCTGGCAGGCGGACAGGTGGCCGCGCAACCGCAAGGGCAAATGCCGCCCCCTCCGCAGCCTCCCGCACCGGGGCAGGCGTCGCAGCCTATGCAACAACCGCAAGGCGCGGCTCCGCTTCCCGGTCAGGGTCCGGCGCCGGGTGGCGTGCAGCCTCCGTTGCCCCCTGGCGGTGTTCCGCAAGGCGCGCAGCAACAACCGATCCCGCCTTTCCGTCCGATGCCGACCACGCCGCCGCAGTCGATGGCTCCGCAAGGCGCGATTCCCGCGCCGCCGGCACAGGCTGCGGCAACCGCTCCCCAACAGGGAGGGGGACCGCTGACGCTTCAAGGCGCGGTGAAGGTGCTTCAGGATCAGGGCCTGTCAGGCGCGGACCTGATGGCCGGACTCGCGCAATTGACGCCGGTTCTCGATTCGGCATCGAAAGCGCAGGCCGCGCAACTGCAACGGCAGTTCAACAATGAGTTGAAATTGCAGGCGGTCCAGGATCGGCACGACGCACTGGACCAGCGGCGCGAAGCGGCGCAGCAGGCCTCGGAAGACCGGCGCCTGAGTATCCAGCAGCGCGCAGACGCTGCGCGGGAGTCCGCAGCGCTGCGCGGTGAGTCAATCGCGCTTCGGAAACAGCAGGTTGCACTGAGCAATGGCGATGACGCGAAGTTCTCACCGGACGACCTGAAGTTTCTCGCGGAACAGGCCCGACAGGGGGACACGTCCGTCTACCAGAACCTTGGTCGCGGAGCGCAGGGCGCGAAGAACATCATAGCCTTGCGACGCGAAGTCATGAAGCAGACGCGCGAAGCAGGCGAGACAGGCGCCGACATCGCAGCAGCCAACGCTGGATTCCAGGGCGAGAAGGCGGCGGCACGTACGGGCGCCACGCGCGCCGCGAATATCGGCATGGCGGTATCAGAAGCTAAGAACACCTTCCCGCTGGTTCGTCAGGCGTCTGCCGCACTGCCGCGCACGGAGTTTGTGCCAGTCAACCGCGCATTGCAGGCCGCGCAGACGAATTCAGGCGATCCGCGCGTTGTGGCCCTCGGCACGGCCATTAACACGTCGATCAACGCCTATGCTCGCGCGATCAGCCCGACAGGCGTTCCGACCGTGGCCGACAAGGAGCACGCGCGCGAACTGCTGTCCACGGCCAGTACGCCGGATCAGTTGAATGCGGTGCTGAATGTGATGGAAAAGGAAATGGCGGCAGCACAGAAGGCGCCTACTGAAGTGATGGCGCGCCAGAAGGCGCGGATCAGCGGACGCGCAGAGCCTACTGAGCCCGGCACCGGCGGTCCGGCAGTCGGAACCGTGGAAAGTGGTTACCGCTTCAAAGGCGGTGACCCGGCTTCTCCGTCCAGTTGGGAGCGTGCGCAATGAACCCTTGGGAAAAGTACGCAGCGCAGGCCACGCCGGAAAGCGGCGCACCTGTCGCGCCGTGGGAGAAGTACAAGCAACAGGCGGAACCGGCAACGCCCGAACAACCCCCGCAAAGCATGGCGGGCTTCGTTGGCGGCAATCTGGCGAAAGGCGCCGCGCAAGTCGCAGGCATCCCTGCTGCTATCGGAAGCCAGTTGAAGGCAGCGACGGAAGGCCCCGGCGCAGAGAAGTTCGCCAAACTCATCAAGGCGCCGGCTGAAAAGCGTTCCGATTCTCCGATGATTGGAAGCACCGAGCATATCGAAGACCTATTGCGACAGCACGGCGTCATCACGCAGTCAGCGGAACCGCGAACCACGGCGCAGCGGTATGGCGCAGCCGCTTTGCAGGCGCTGCCTTCCGCTGCCATTCCGGGCGGCGGGGCTTCTGCACTGTCGCGCGTAGGCGCAGCCGTGGGCGGTGGATTGGGCGGTGAAGCAGGGCGCGAGATTGGCGGCACGCCGGGGCAGATCGCAGGTTCGCTTATCGGTGGTGCGGCTGGCGGTATGGCCGGCGCGGCGCGCGGTATCCCTAAACCCCCTTCGGAAGCGACGCGCGCGTCGCAGGCTTCCGGTATTCCGCTTACGCTTGGGCAGGAGACCGGAAGCAAGGCGCTTACCTTCACTGAGAACACGCTGCGTGATCTGTTCCCGTCCGCCGGCACGGCGCACGCCGACGAACTGGCGCAGGTGACAGCCGGCGCAAAGCGCGTAGATGATCTCGCAAGCGCGATGGGGCGAGCCACGGCAGACCCGGAAGCAATCGGCAACCAGCTGCGCAGTTCGTACAAAAACACTGTCGAGAACATCGACAAGTTGCGCAGTTCGCAGGCTTCCACTGACTATGGCGCGGTGCGCTCCCTGGCGGCGGGCAAGCCGGTAATCGGCTACAAAAACACGCTCGACACACTCGACAAGATCATCGCGGAAAACAAAAACGTTCCTACTGGTGACGCGCCGAAGATCGTCAAGCAGGCTCAGCAGGCGAAAGATCTGCTGGCAAAGCAAGGCACGGCCACGGTAGACGACGCCATGAAGACCCGGAGCGCATGGGGGAAAGCCTCGCGCCGCACGGGCAATGTGTTTTCCGACATCGATCAGAACGCCAATCAGGTGTACGCGAAGCGCCTGTTCGCGGCCATCAACAAAGATTTTGTAGACGCGTCCAGTGGTAATACTCCTATCGCGCAGGCTTTGGCGAAAGCTAACGCGAACTACGCGAAGGCTTCGCAATCCATTGATTTCATCAAGAAATCCGCGCTCGGCAAACTGCTAGGCGAAGACGTGACGGACGCGGCATTCACAGGCGCAACGGCGTCCACCAAGGCGCCTGAACTGATCGCGAAGCGGTATCTGAACATGAATCCGAGCGAAGCCAAGTCGGTCACCTCGATTCTCCAGCAACACGATCCGCAAACACTTCAGGACGTGAAGTCTTTCGTTTTGCGAAACGGCCTGGAGGCCGCAAAGAACGACGTGCCCGGCGCACCACCGATCTCCTTTGCGAAGTTCCGCAAGGAAATCGACAAAGTGCAGCCCAAGCTGGCTGAAATGGGATTCACGAACAAAGAGATAAAAGACATCAAGGACGTCACGGACACTATGGCGCGCGCGGGTGATAAGACAGGCGTGAACACGTCCAAAACAACGGGAGTCGCCCACCTTGCCAGCCTGCCGGCGCTCGCCATCTCGCACCCTTTGGCGGCAGTTAGCGCAGTCGTAACGCCTTACGTTGCGTCGAAAGCATTGCTGACGCAGCAAGGGCGTGATCTGCTTCGCAAGGCGTACGCCGCAACGAGCGGTAAGGCGCAGCAAGCGGCGGTAGGCGCATTGCGCGCGCAGTTCGGACAGCCTAGCGATGGTCGTGGTGGTCCGACGAACCCGACATCCACCAGCACACAATTAGCATCACCGCCGCAATGATATCCAGCCACGGGTTCAGGTTCATTGGCGATGCTCCGCTTTCCACGCTGCGCGGTACCCTTCCGAGTAGGCGTTACCCTGACCCGTACTTGACTGGTAACCGTGCGCATTCTGGTAGGCGTCCATGTAGCCAGCGTTATACTGTTCGCTGTACGAAGGCTGCGGGGGTTGTTGCTGCGTTTGCGGCGGCTGGTACATGTACTGCATGCCGGCCACGCCCCACGCGTGCGCGAAAGCCGGAACGCAAAGCAGTAAAGCGAGTACGAGTTTCATGGTGATCTCCCAGGTTGTTACGACCACTATAGCAGATGCAAAATGACAAAGCTACGAATTTTGGTGATTGACGTCGGTTCCAACGCGCTTGACCTGTGCATGCGCTGGCAGATGCAAGGGCATGAAGTGCGCTGGTACGACAAACCGCGCCCCGACGGTACAGACCGCCACGCGGGCGAGGGGTTCGTCACCAAGATCCGCGATTTCAACGATCTTCGCAAGAAGTGGATCGGGTGGGCGGATCTCATCTACACGCCCGACAACACGCATTATCTCGACCTGCTGGAGCCCTTCCGGCGCATCGGCTATCCGATCTTCGGTTGCAATCTAGATGCCGTCGAATGGGAACTCGACCGCGAGGTCGGCCAGAAGATTATGGAAGAGTGCGGCATGCCGTGCATCGACGGCAAGACGTTCCACGATTACGACTCAGCTATCGCCTACGTAAAAAAGCAGGGTAAAGCGTTTGTCTCCAAGCCGTCCGGTGACGGCGAGCGGGCAATGTCCTATGTTGCGAACTCGGCGGCGGATCTGGTCTACATGCTTCAGCGCTGGAAAACAGTCCCGAAATACGTCAAATCGGCCAAAGAAGACGGATTTATTCTCCAGGAGAAGATTGACGGGATGGAGATGGCCGTGGGCGGGTGGTTCGGGCCTGCTGGATGGTCCAAAGCAGGATGGGTTGAGAACTGGGAGAACAAGAAACTGATGAACGGCGATCTCGGCGTGAATACGGGCGAGATGGGCACTACTGTGCGCGTCGTGAAGAAGTCGAAACTGGCTGACCAGGTACTCAAGCCGGCTACAGATCATCTCCAGCGCGTGGGGTACGTCGGCTACGTTGATGTGAACTGCATGATAACGCACGATGGAACCCCCTATCCGTTGGAGTGGACGATGCGTGACGGCTGGCCGATCCGCCACAACCTTACCGCATTGATCGAAGGCGATCAGGCCCAATGGATGCTCGATCTGGTGAACGGGCGAGACACGCTGAAGGTGAAGACCGATGTAGTCTCCATCTCTGTCCTGATGGCGCTGCCCGACTTTCCCTACTCGAAAATAACGAACAAGGAACTTTGCGGCATACCGATTTACAATGCGGAAGATATGGAGCATCTTCACTTCTCGGAAGTCATGATCGGCGACGCGCCGCGCGAGATTAACGGGAAGGTGGTGGATCTTCCGGGTCCGGTGACGGCGGGGGATTATGTTCTGATCGCAACAGGTCTCGGCGAAACGATAACTGGCGCGCGCCGCAGTGCGTACAGTGCCCTAAAAAAGGTAAAGATACCGAACTCTCCTTTTTACAGGACAGACATAGGAGCCGGCCGGTTAAAGAAGCAGTTACCAGACCTTCAGAAACTTGGATACGGAACAGGTCTTTCTTACTAGAGGTCATATCATGCCTATGAAATCGAAAGCGCAAAGCCGACTTATGCACGCGGCAGCGGCGGGCAAGTCTTCCAAGGTGCCTGCCAAGGTCGGCAAGAAATTCGTGGAAGAGCAACACGGCAAATCCCTGAAACGACTTCCTGAACGGCGGACGAAGAAATGACTAGCAGAGCGCGAAAGAGCGGCCTGATTTCCGAACAGTCAATCAAGACCGCGCTGACAGAAGCCAAGGGAGACATCTTCCTGGCTGCGTGCGCGCTAGACTGTACCCCGCGCGAGCTTGACATCTTCATCCGTCGCAGTGCCGCCCTCCAGGCTTTCGCGGGTGCGGTAGAAACAGTTAAGGTAGATCCGACGTACTCGCGCATGAGTACCGAGCAATTTGAAAACCAGGTCGCGGATCTGGTGCGAGCCTTCCGGGTAGACGGGATCAATGAAGTCCATAAGCTCGCAACGATGGAGTTCGGTGATAGCGCCGCCCTCGCCAAAGTCAAACTGGATGCTGCGCTCGCTCTCACTGGTGGGGGGACGACGCGGCAGGGAAATAGTGAGACTGAGAACGCCCTCGCGGAACTGAATGCTCTCTATCATGCTAACGCCCCTCGAATTAAAGAGATACGGCAAACCGTCATCACAATGACAGATGGTCGGGAAGTGACTCCACTAACGATCGAACAGATGCCAGATCGCTAAGCGCGCGTTGCCGCTTGCGGTCAACGACCGTCCAATCCGGTTCTTCAGCCGGGTAGTGCTGGTAGCGTTTCAGGTTGATATACCCGAATTTACCCAACTCCTCAACCATCGCTTTGTGGCCGGATTCAATGATTTTCCACTTCGGCACGGTGCCCGCCTCCAGCCACTCCCACGCGGGCAGCATCTCTTCGCGCTCCGGTGCCAGGCGCTTCTGTATGTACCAGTGTTCGACCGGGTGAAGCGCATTCTTGATGTACTGCAATTGGCTGACGGGGATGCCCGTTTCCGTCGCCAGTTCGTAATTCGTGAACGGCTGGCCGTTAGCAACGGTCCAGATCTCGCGTAACAGTTCCGAAGTCGGGAAGCGCAGGTCTATGCACTCCTCATGCGTGGACCACGATACGGGGTTCGGAATCACACCATACTCATTGTTGCGCCAGTTGCACTTCTTCAGGCGATCCATGTCGTACGGCGCTTCCACCATAACCGTTACGTCCGTCTTCGGGAAGTCGTCCGCCGGGTGCGTGTCCTGTTCGATCAGCACGCCACCCAGGTTCGTCCAGCGCTTCAGTTGCGGCGCTGACGCGGGTATCCAGCTGGCGTACTGGTAGAGCGGCGCCAGATCCTGAATCGTTTCTGTCTTGAAGTAGACAGGCTTCAGGATCGTGTAACCGCGACTCAGCACGACATGCGTGAACGTCTCGTACGCCTTGCGAACTGAAGCCGCGATGTCGGTTGTTGAATACAGCTTCATTTCAACCCCAAAGCCCGTTTCGCAAGTTCCCGCACCTCATCCGTCACGGCGTGGCCGAGGTCCTGCATGTCGATCAGGCGGCGCGCGAACGCTGCCAGGTCGATCACGGCTCGCGTATCGCTGCGCAGGGGCGCGTAGAGGTGTTCCGTGGCTTTGTGCGCGTCCCGCGCGGCGGCTAAATCGGTGTAACGGTCTTTCGCTAACTTCGTCATCTCGCTCTGATACGTGTTCGGGTAGTGGATCAGTTTTTCGAGTTGAGTCACTCGCGCGTACAAATCGCGTATCTGGTTGCGTTCAACGCTGAAATCCACGCTGGTTTTATAACCGCTATTCATATCGTTGCACGGGTTCATATCATCCCCTTCGTTTCATAGCCTGCATCAGAATTTCCTGAACCGTCTTCTTGCTTTCAAGACGCTCAAGTACGTCAAAGTCCACTGTATCGTTTGCCAGAATGTAATGAATAAATACCGGTCTATCATGTCCTGCCTGCATCTGGCGTGTCGGGCCGATGCGTTCAATAATCTGTTGATGCTCTTCTAGCGACCAGTTGACAGAGAAGAAAACGAGTATATTTCCGCCATCCTGAAGATTAAGACCGTGACCGGCACTAGCAGGATGAGCGAATAGAACAGGAATTTTCCCAGCGTTCCAAGCCCTGATAGTTTCTGGATCAGAGTCCAGAACGCGGCCCCTAGGAAAAGCGGAAACAAGGCGATGCAGATCGTGGCGAAAATGATAAGCGACCAGTACTGGAGCACCATTCGCCTCTTCAATGATGTCGTCAAGAGCCTGGATCTTTGCATCGTGCACCTCCTGCCAGTTGCGTTGGTCATCGGTATAGATCGCGCCTGCTGCCAGCTGGAGGCACTTCTGCGTCTTGCTGGCCGCGTTCAGCGCTTCGATTTCCGTGGGTCCGAGATGCCCCTCCAGTTCCAGGAACATTTTCTTTTCCATATCGCGATACATCTGCCGCGCTTTGTGAGGCAGATCCACGATGATCTTGTTGCGGATCGGTTCGGAGAGATTGAAGTAGTCCTTCGCATCCAGCGATAAGCACACGTCGGAAATTGACGTCTGGATCTCCTTCTGTGAGTGCTCCATCGGCTCCATACCATAACCGTCGTAGCTCGCCCGGAACCACCGCTGTGAGAAAGCCGAAAAAGACTTCCCAAGTCTCTGGCCGCCATCTACGAACCACATCGGCCCCCATAAGTCTTTCAGCCCATTCGGCGCCGGTGTTCCAGTCAGTCCTATCCATCTGTCCACCTTCTTGTGTGCGACTTCCGCGAGCGCCTTTGCGCGCTTCGTACCCTGACGCGTGCGGAAGCCTTTGAGTTTTGTGACTTCGTCTGCGACTATCGTCTTGAACGGCCAGGGGCGGGGATTGTACTTAAAAAAATCAACCAGCCAGGGGACATTCTCATAGTTGATCGTGAAGATCGCAGAGTCATCCCTTAACCTCATCATTCGTTCCTGTGATGACCCAACTACCGCCGTCACCGGGAGATCAAGTTTCCACTTTTTCACCTCATCCGGCCACGTACTCTGCGCCACCCGGAGCGGGGCCAGTACCAACACCGGACCGTCATCCACCAAGGTGTTCGCTTCGATGGCTTTGAGCGTGGACACGGTTTTTCCAAGGCCCATCGGCACGAAAGCATTACAGCGATCTTTCTCCAGAATAAAGTCACGGATGATCGTTTGATACGGTCGCAGTTCCATAGTTTGTTTTAGCAAATTCGCCGTTATACTTTCGGGCCGCTTCGTCATAAGCATGTGCGGCTGTTTCCTCTTCGTCAAACCGACCTATCGACACATGCTTACCGTTGACGGTAATCTGTGCGCGCCAGCGGCCTGTCTGCGTATCAAAAGACACACCGATAAAATCCGAAGTGCGCGCATTCGATCTCTTCGACTTGCTTTTGTTGTTCTGATGCTTCGAACAGTCTCGCAAGTTATAGGCACGGTTATTCGTGCGCACGTGGTCCCGGTGATCTACCGTATCGGGTACATAGCCGTGATGGAGCGCAAAAGCAATTCTATGCGCGTACTCCATCGTCCCTTGTATGTTCACACGCAGATACCCGTTACCGTTCGGGGAGCCGCAAGGCTTTCCCGTGCTCAAGCGTGTAAGAACGCCGGTATCCGGATCGTAGGTGAACAGTTCACGAAGTCGGTCAAGTGAAATCATCGCGGACGCAGGCTCCATCCGCAAGCGAAAGCCAGAATCGCGATACCCCAGCACAGAATAAGCATTGAAAGTCCGCTCATTTCGTCATCTCCTTAATGAATTCGTCAACACCTTCTTTCGAATCGATCACGTACACCGCAAAGCCCAACTTCCGCCAGCGGTTATGTTCGCGCAATTGGTCGTCGCGAGGCACTTCGTCTGTTGCCTTCAGTTCGACAAAGGCAAACCGTGCGCCCGGATACCCGCATATGCGATCCGGAACCGAACGGTGGGCAGGCGATTTAAACTTTCTCTCCAACCCGCCCGTTGCTTTGACGCGCTTCACGAAGTACGCTTCGATTACCGACTCTCTCAACCGCGCCACCCAAACAGCAAACCGAGAACCACGCCGGCGAAGATCACGCCAACAATCACGACCAGCCGTTCGTGCTTCTTCGGCGTGTTGGTCGTGTAGAAGTTGTGGTACGCGCCAAACGCCTGTTGAGTCGTGCGAGGTGTAGGGCGGTAGTGTTTTGCGTCTCTGCTGAACATGGATTACTCCTTCAAACCGAGAGCACGTTTCTGCGCGTCGGTAAGTTTGCTCAAACCTTCCTCGCGAAGTGCCGCTATACGTTTCTGTTCTGCTTCACGCTTACGGCGTGCTTCGTCTCGTTGCTGGTGGATGCCCCACCACTCTTCAAACTGATTTCGCGTTAAGCCAGACTCTTTCCAGTCGATACGGTCGAGAGCATCTAGGTAATCGCTCTTTTCCAGAGCGCCAATCAAAGCACAAAGCATGGCGGGGGTTTTCGAGTCGAGAATCTCTTCACGGCTCGGCGGGTAAGGTACGCCACCATCTGTACACGGCATTTTGTTTCTCCTTGGTTGTTGAACAGACTATAGCAATTGCAAAACGCGATGTCAATCTTCTTTTCGGAATCGGTACGTCTCGAATCCCTTCGCGGCAAGCGGCAAACCCGACGCCCAGGCAGGGTTCGTCGCCATCATCTGTGCGAGATGCTTCGCGTTGTACAGCAGGCCGTCTGGCGCGTACGTAATCAGCTGGTCATGGATCGGGAGACGGATGCTGTAGCCTGCTTCCAGCACTGCCGGATAGCAGGACTTGAACACGTCGCGCGCAACGGCCTGCGTACGATTTTCCGTCAGCTTGCCACCATACGTGGAAAGTCTTTGCCACTTCCGCGAGTACTGATTCAGGCCCATGTAAGACAGTTTGTCTTCAACGCGAGGCGCGGGATACGATACCGATCTACCGCTAGGCAGGATCGCGCGCAGCCAGTTACCCTTTCGAACAAACCGGCAGCGTCCGGAGATAAACTCCTCACCTTCATTCATCACGGCATCGCGAAACGCGTTCTCATCACTCTTCCACATCGCCTCTGTCTTCGGATGCGCGCGGCGCCACAGGCGTTTTAGCGAATCGCAAGCGATGAACACTTCCTGCGGCAGGCCGTACGTGGACCGCTTCGTCTCGACCGACCATTCCCAAAAGTTCTTCGCTTCCGCAACCACGTCATCCGCAAGCGACAGACCGGCGGTCATCTTCGCCAGATCGAGACCATAGACGGCGGCGAACGTCAGGAACGAGCCAACACCCCCGCCGAAGCCCATAGCCAGTTCCAGCACCTTCCCCACCTGGCGTTTGGCCTCATCAATAGATACGCCGAACGTGCGCGCGTAGGAGGCAAGGTACAAGTCGGGCCCATTGCCTGCGTCGAAATCACGGAACGCCTGCAACTTCCACTCTTCGCCCGCCAGCCATGCCAGTACGCGCCCTTCGATGTTCGACAGGTCAACGTCTACGATCTTCTTGCCCGGCGGCGCGATGATGACGCCGCGCATCGCGTTAGCGCACAACTCCATCACGTTATCCGTCACCAGATCCGCGCAGCCCGCTTTGATAGCCTCGATACCCGTTTCGATCTCGTCGGCTTCGAGTGTCGGGCGCATCAGGTTCTGAGGCTGGAAGAGACGCCCTGCGTCGCGTCCTGTGCGCCCCGCGCCTGAGAACTGGATCACGCCGCGCAGATAGCCGTCAGAAGACGTGCATCGCATCACGCGCTTGTATTTGCTAACCGACGACGTAGACGCCATCAGGCGTATCGCGATCAGGTCACGGACTCCATCAGGGAGCGAAGCGTCGGACAACCTGCGCTCCAGTGTGTCTGCACGCATATCAGGCAGCGATACCCCGTATTCCGCGAGGATGTGCTTGAGCAGCGCGGCTCCTTGTCTTGCGCTTTCGATTTCTCCGTTCGTTGCTTCGCTAACATCGCTTGCAAGGCCGGCTTGCGCAACGTCAACCGCTTCGATGGCTTTCGCAGATAGTTCAAGATCGACATAGATTCCCTCCTGATTGATTCGTTGATCGTCCTGCCATTCGCGAAGATGCCAGTCCAGATTCGGATAGTTCCATTTCGGCATCTTCTGATGCAGGATGCGCATGGAAGTAATATCCGACTTCGCATACTCGATGAACTCCGCCCACTCAGCGGGATGCGTCTCGCGCGTCTTGCGACGCAGCTTCTGGTTCGCGGGTTGCGGCATGCAGAACATGCGAATCAGTTGCTTGCCGCGCTTGTCCTTCGCTACGTCGGTACTGAGGCGGAAGATATCGCAAAGCGCGCCTAGCGAACCGGGTAAGCCGTGGCAGAGCGCCTGGACCATCGTGTCTCTGTGCTTCGACTCGTCCATGTGTTTCGCCACTTCGGGTAGCGCATGCTTTATCACTACCCGATCAAACATCCCGGAATTGTGGCCCCAATACTCATCGGCATCCTTTATCACGTCGATGATCCCGTTTGGGATGCCTGAAGGGAAATCCGTGCGCGTGGCATCCCAGCACTGAACCGGCCCGTCATCGACCGCCCACGCGAACAGCAGCACCTCCGCGTTCTCCGCGTACCGGTGTGCGCCGTCGTTGATTGGGGTTTCGGAGTAGGTTTCCAGATCCCACCAGAGTTTCATAACTGGTAGTCCTCACAATCCACAACCTCGTCCCACTCGTGGCCGCATTCAGGACACTCCATCGCAACATCAAACTCATGCCGATGTTCCGGAACGTATGGTTCTTCGAATTTGCGGAAACGTTCCGCCGCTTCAATAATCGCGTCGATGTCGTCAGGATCGGCGTTGAGCGCCCGGCGCAATTCATCGTCCTTCCAACTACCGTAGTTCATTTTCACGGCTTATCTCCTTCGTTGGAAAAGGCCCCGAAGGGCCTTGCGTCACGCCAATTCGTCTTCCGCGTCCACTGCGTCGAAGCCGTCATCCGTCGCGCGGCTCGCGCCGCCGAAGCTGTCACCTTGGCCGTCAAACTGCACGCCCAGGAGGCCGCAACGCATGCCGCTGTACGTGCCGCCCTGCGCCCACATCTCCACCTTGGCATTCACGTAGCAACCGGCGTAGATGATGCCTTCCTTGCCCGTCAGGCGTTGCGCCTTGCCCGTGGACGGGTCTTTCACGTTGTGCAGGAACAGGGGCGCGCCGTCCTTCTGCTTGCGCACACCCGACAGTGCGAACATGTTCTCAAAACCGTCGTACACTTCACCCGTCTTGTCCTTCTTGTTCTTCATGTACGAGAACTTGTTCTTGTTCCCGCGCATGTCTTCGAGCATGCTGTCCGCCTTCTTGCCCCACATCGCGGTAGCTTCCTTCGTGATGGCTTCCTGAATCGCCTTGTCGTTTGCCGAACCCGGTTCCACGATGAATGTGGCGGTATGGCGGAAATCACCCTTGCCTTCATACTGACCCGGTTCGAACAGATCATCGATGAACGCGATGCGGACGTGCTTCAGTTGAACGATAGTACCCATTTTCAAATCTCCTTAACAAAGTTCATCAACAGTGTCGAAGCCATCTTCGACAGGTGTAATCTCAATCGCCGGACGCTTGTCCGACTCCAGAACAACATGGGGCTTGCCGGCGGGCTGCACGACCAGTGCTTCGATCTGCTTCAGGCGTCGCGGCTGATCCTTCAGCGCATCAAGAATCGGCTTCGGGCCTAACAGCTTGAAGCTGTACATCTGATACTGCTTCATCTTGAACTTCTTCATCATCGCTTCCGCCTCTTCCTCGGAAGCCCATGCCCGATTCCCCCTCTTGCCTGCAACTACCTTCACGCCGGGCACCGGGCGACCGTTCAGGACCTCCGCTTCGATGCGTGCACGGATCGCCTTGATCCAGTCTTCTACTAGCTCCAGATGCTCGAATATTGCGCCAAGGCGTTCGATGCTTATCGCGAGCGGTTGCACCGGTTCGGGTTCACATGTTTCGAATCCCGCTTCAGTGATTTCCTCAACCTTTGCTTTTAGCGCAGGACAAACCGCCTTCGCCCTGCACCATTGGCAGGTCTTTTCTGCCGGCGCGAAGTCCTCTTCCTTCAGCGCGCGTTCGCCTGCCATCTTGTGAATCAAAATCGCTTTGGCGGCGCGCGGTTTCGCATACTCCACGAACTCCGCGATGCGCTCCGGCGTCGTCGGCCACTCATCGGGTGCGCCGCGTGTCGGCTGATCGATTACAAGCGTGATTCCAGAGAACTCTTCAGTCAGCGACAGTTCTTCGATCGAACCGGCACCGTACATCAGAAGTTGTGAGTTCTCTTCGGCCTTCACTTCCTGATAACCAAACTTTGCGTCAATCACGTCCTTCGTGGCGTGACCATCGGGCCAGCGGATAATCAGACGAACGTCTACACGGCCTGTGGCACCTTCCTCACCTGTTATGTGATCGATAGGTACGTCCTTCTCGATCAGCAGTTCGACGGTGCAGCCTAACAACTCATAATGGCGCTTGCGCTCCATGACGTTGTCGATCACGGTCTGCACGTCGGCGGCAAGCTCCTTGTTGACCGTGTGACCCTTCTTGAGAATGTGGCCCGCGTAGTCCACCGCGTTTTTACCAAACTCCAGACACAGGGCCAGCAGTTCGTGCTTGTCCGTGCCCAGGTCTGCGGCGCCCGTGTCGCCACCTGGCTGGCCGATCTCCATTGCCAGCGAGTTCGCGCAGTTCAACCATTTGGCGGACGATGAGGGGCTTGCGAGTGCGTGGTATTCGTCACTCATGCGACGACTCCGGATCGATCTCGCCTGCTGCGACACGCTTCATGTAGACCACGTAGTCGGACCACTGGGTTTCCTGCAACTCCTTCGCGTTCTTTGCACCGAACCGCGCGAGGCCTGCGACTGCCTTCGCCTTGTCGATCTTGCTAACGGCGATGGTGACGGCCTTAACGTCATCGTAAGTCACCGCTTGCGATTCGTTCGAGGAAGGCGGCGAAGTATCGGTAGCGGGCGAGGATTTCGTCTGTTCGTTTGGGACTTCTTCCTTTGCTTCATCGATTTCGCGCTGGATGTTCTCTGCGATCTTTTCCGGCGAACCTGACGGGAGTTGCTTCATTGCATCGCCATAGTTCGTACCATAACCTTGCGGATCGGGAGCGCGAAACGGAACAGCGCCCATGATCGAGCACAGTCGTTCAAGCATTTCGGTATTACGGTTAAGCGCTTCTTCCAATGACATTTGTATCTCCTTGGTTGGTGGGTGACTGCGGTTCGTAATTTAGTCGCGGAAAATTTCGCTGTCAAGGTCTTTTTGCACTTGCATTGCTGTTTCGCATTTGCTATAGTCTGTTCACGTCAGGAGGAAATATGGACGACACATCAATCAGTCTGATCGTGGGATGCGCAGCGGTTGGCATGCTGTGCATCTTCGCCATGATCCGCGAAGTACTACTGAAGAAAGAGCGCGACGAGTGGGCGCGTCGCTTTGAACGTCGTAACAGGAAGGAATTTGAGGATAGGGGGATTTGATGGCGATAGGAAAATTCAAGATCTGGATGAAGGAATCAACGATTGACGAGAAGCGAGAACTGGCGGCGCACGCGGAAACGTCGCTCTCGCTTCTCTACCAGCTGTCGTACGATCCGCCGAACAACCGGAAAGCGAGTAGCGAACTGGCTGGCAGGATCGAGAAGGCGGCAGCGCTTATCGGCAAACGCAAACGCCATAAACCGCTTCCCGAACTGCGTCGCGGGGATCTGGCCGAAGCATGCGCGAAGTGCCAACACTATAAGGCGTGCTCATGAACGATCTTTGTAAACGGTTACTGGATGAGGCTCTTTGGGCCGACATGAACGGCAACCATCGCCGAGCAAAACTGCTTACAGAAGCGATTCAGGAGATTGAAAATGCAAGACACATTCGGGGTGCGGCTGATGAAGGCGCAAAGCAGAGCGGAGATGCGGACCAACGCCCTAGCCCGCGCGACTGGGACTAGTTCCTCTACCATCTCCGGTCTGCGCCTGGACAAGCGCGATCCGAGCCGGGAGATGCTGACGAAGTTGTGCCAAGCGCTGAACGTATCCGCCGACTTCCTGTTGGGGCTTTCCGATAAACCGAGACTGAAATGAAATCCCTTCTCCTGCTTCTTGCCCTGCCAGTCGCTGCCCACGCTTCGTGGTTTGAGTACGAAGCGGGAGCCGGCCTCACGTCTTACGAGACGGTTGAAGGACGCTGGTATCAGCAGCGCATGCAACACGACTTGACGACGATCGCGCCGGAGTACTCGGTTGGCGTGACGGGCGCTCTCGTCTCGCGCGGCGCCTGGGGCGTGGACTGGCACGCGGACTACGTGAACCTGGGCCGTGCTGTTGCCTCCTGCCAGTGCGACACGTCGGACGCCGACTACGCGGCGCATACAACGAAGCACACGGCGTACTACACTGGATCAGGCCGCGCGCAGGGCGTCGCGCTGACTGTCGAGCCTTACCGGTGGTATGGCGGCTGGCGGTTCGGTGCGGAAGCCGGCACGTACGTCTACCGGTCCACGTGGAGCGAACAGGTGCAGGGCTGGACGGTCAGTGATGCGCCGACACAGAACCTGTCACTGTCGGCCACTGGTTGGCACGTTGCCCCTGTCGTGGGTGTGTCCGTGGGTGACGGCAAGTGGTCAGTGAATTACCGGCACTACTTCATGCGGTTTAACAGCGCGCGTCAGAACGTTCCGCCACTGTGGAACGATGCGGACGTGATCGAGATAAAAAGGAGATTCTGATATGGATGAACGAGAACAGTTTGACGCTTGGCTTGAGAAGGCCCATAGGGAAGGCCGGTCATGCGGGTTGTGGTCTGCGTGGCAAGCCCGCGCCGCACTTGCCACTATCGATGCGCTGACTACCGGAGCGGTGGCGTGGATTCAGCATCGCGACGGTCAAGTATTTCTCGACACGCTCGGGGAATGCAAGCGTCTGGAAGACTTGCCGCACGGCACGAAGTTCTTTCTCCACCCCGCCCCCTCGCCGGAAGCGCCAGCCGTCGATGCGCTGACTACCGCGCCCGAAGGATGGAAGCTGGTGCCAATTGAGCCGACGCGTGAAATGCTGGAGGCTGCGTATGGGACTCATATTGACGGGTTCGGACTTGCCTACGGTGTGAAAAATTGGCAGGACATGCTCGCCGCATCCCCGCGAGCCAATGCAGCGCCCGCGCTGACGGATGAAGAGCGCGCCTTTGTCGAACTTGTGCGAAACAGGCCCGGTTCGAAGCTGAACGGGGGCGAGGCATGGAGTGCCACGGGCGAACCACTGTGGATTCGTCCTGAGGCACAAGGATTGATCGAGGCTATCGGATCATACAAATGGCGTCCGCTATCTAAGCAAGCCGTCGATGCGAATGGAGAAAAGAAATGAGCATGTTCAAGCACAACACAAGAATTGGCTGTCCAGCTTGCGGAGTCACACATGCTGAATATTCCTGCGAAGAGCGCGCCGCGCCAGCCGTTGATGCGCTGACTACCGGAGCGGTGGCGGAAGTCGAGTCATGGACGAACGGAAGCTATCACCGCAATTACAAACTGCGTTGGCTACGCGACGTTGAGAAGGGCACGAAACTCTACACCCACCCCGCCAGCGAGCCGAAAGCGGTGACTCTGACGGATGAGCAGCGCGAAGCGATTAAACATTTGATCGCGCGAGGATCGACATTCCCGGCCCACAACGGTCGCAATGGCTCGTCTACCCCTGTTGACTATGTGCATCTACAGACAGCAGCAAAAGTGTTGAGCGCGCTTCTCGCTGATCGCGGATCGTGATACACTAGCCCCGTCTCCTTTGTTGTTTTCAGAGCCCGCGCAATGCGGGCTTTTTCTATTGCGTGGTTCGCGGGTCGGGTGTAGGATGCTTGGACGAGGCGGGATGAATTCCGCCTATTCTGTACGAAACTGTCCGAAGGAGTCTGAATTATGCTTATTCCCGTTTCTGATGTGCTGTCGCTCGTTCCTGTTGCGCGCTCTACGCTCTACCTGCTGATGCAGCGTTCCGATTTCCCAAAGCCCGTTCGCGTAGGCGGGCGCGTGTTTTGGGATGACAAGGAAATCAACGCCTGGGTACAGGTGCAAAAGGATCTGCGTTCCGAGGTAGCCTGATGCCCCAATTTCTAAAACAGTACGGCGAGCAGCTGGTCGCGCTCGGCTATACGGTTTTGCCGATCAGGCCTGGGACAAAGCGCCCGGATCTGAAGAACTGGCCGAACCACAATACGACAGCGGAAGATGTGGTTGCGTGGTACAGCAACGGACGCGCGAATCACGGCGCCGGAGTGAATGCGCGCAACACTCCCGCCATCGATGTAGATGTCCTAGACACGGATGTTGCGCAGCAGATGTCGGACGAGATCGACGCGATCTTCGGGGCCGGCCTGTGGACGCGTACGGGGTTGTATCCAAAGTTTCTGGTACCCTTCCGTTCGGATGCTCCCTTCCGGAAGATGACTTCTGCTATCTACACGGACGGCGAAAATGAGCACAAAGTCGAGATTCTCGGGGACGGCCAGCAGTGGGTGGCCTACCACATCCACCCAGACACTGAACAGCCGTATCAATGGTTTGATGGATTCACGGACGACGGTATTCGGAGCGTCGCGCGCTCTGCGCTTCCCGAACTCGACGCCAGCCATGCTCGGCTGGTTATTGACGCATTCGAACGCATTGCGTCCGGTCTCGTTGCGCAAGGCAAGTGGCGGGTTGCCGCTAACGTACAAGTGGAACCGAGGTCTGGCGATCATCTGGGCAGCGATGATCCTTTCGCTGGGCACGCAGAGCCAGTCACGGATCTGACGCCCGCGCAGATCGGATGGCTGCTGGAGAAACTCCCGCTGGCGGATCGCGATGGGTGGTTGCGCGCCGGGCGCATTCTGCATCATCAGTACGACGCATCCGAAGAGGGTTTCGACTTCTGGACCGCGCTTAGCGAATCGCATGAGAAGTACGACGCGGACGACCAGCGGCGCGTATGGGAGTCGTTCGGCCATAGGGATGGCGCGCCGGAGACGGTACGCAGCCTGATGAAGGACTTCGGTCAGCCGCCTGCCGCCGAGCACAAGCCGCGCGCCGACGGCTCCGCTAACCCGTTCGCCGTTCACGAATGGTCTTCCTACAAACAGAATTACCTTTCCACTCCGTGGATCATCAAGGGCGTACTGCCGCAGGCTGAGGTCGGCATTCTCTATGGCCAGTCAGGGTCAGGGAAGACTTTCTTCGTGCTGGACATGGCGGCTTGCGTGGCGCGTGGCGCTGAATGGCGAGGGCGCAAGGTCAGCAACTGCCGTGTCGTCTACGTTGCGGCTGAAGCGCGCGAAGGTATCAAGAAGCGCATGGACGCCTACGACCAGCATGTCTGCGCCGACGGTTCGCGTCCCGACATCATCGCGTCAGCACCGAACCTGCTATCGACGGACACGAAACAACTGATAGAGGCCATCGGTTCCGCCGGCCTGATTATCCTGGACACGATGGCCGCTTCCCATTCAGGGGATGAGAACAGCGCGAAGGACATGGGCCTTTTTCTCGCCGCGTGCAAGGACATCAGCCACGCTACAGGCGCGATGGTGCTTGCCGTACACCACACAGGCAAGGAAGACAGCAAGGGCATGCGCGGCTCATCCGCCCTGTTCGCGGGCGCCGATTTCGTGATGGAGATCTTCAAGAACAAGGTGGGCGACCGTTTCGAGCACGGCGCCATGCTTTCCAAATCGCGAGATGACGTAACCGGAACCAGTTTCGGGTTTGAACTGAAGCGCGTAACCGTCGGTGTGGATGACGAAGGCGACGATGTAACCACGTGCGTGATCGAGGCGGTACAGAAAGAGGTCAGCAAGACGCCGAAGCGGCCCCGCAAGCTGGCGAATCTTGAGGATTCACGGTACGACATGCACCGGGAGATCCTTACAATTTTCGAACGTATCACTGACGAATCGCCTACCAAGGTGGTGACTGACGATCAGTTGCTGGACGCTATCGTCAAGAAGTTTCCGAGCAAACTCAGACGCAACATGGTACCCCTTGTGCTGAGGTTGGAAGAATTTGGCGTAATTCGCCGAACCGAAGCTGGGCTTAACTTAGCGGACGATGATCTTGACGCTTGCTGACTTTGGCTGACTTCTTGCTGACTTTGTTGCTGACTTCTTGCTGACTTTCTGATGTTGCTGACGTGTCTATAAGACGTCAGCAACGTCAGTAACCTCAGCAAGCAACTTTACCGAATGGAGATTTGACGATGAACTACGACTGGGATAACTGGACTGACGAAACTGTAAGGGAAGCACTCATCATCCAAACCCTGAAACTGATGCTGAAAGAGCGAAACACGGATCAGGTTCAAGAAAGCGAATTGATCGCCCGCGTGGTCGAAGTTCTGAACGAGATGAGCAAATGAGAAAAGACGACTCAGTGCTGTGCGTGTGCTGTGGCCGGGAGTTCAGCGTGCGCCTGCTGGAACTGGTGAGGTGGGAAGGGCCGCTCTGGTGCCAGCCGTGTATCACGTATGCCGATACCGAGCTGGCAGAGGCGGCCTCGCGCGCGAGACGGGCACAGGAGCCGTTTGTAGAGCGGGAGTGATACCGAGGCAGCAGAACGCCCCTTGCGGGGCGTTGTGGGGGGTTTTAAACCGTTTCGATGAAGGGGAGTTCAAGACCCGTGAAACCGTCATCCACGTTCCACACGAAGATCTTCGTGTAGGACTTCATCACGCCCACCGTGGCCGGGTGCTTCATCATGCGTTCGATGACCTTCGCGTAGCCCGTCAGGAGGTCGCCCAGGCTGCCTGCGCTGTACAGGCGCGATTGCGAGCCATCCTTGTTGTAGGCGACGACCTGAAAGGATTCGCATTTGTAGATTGCGCCTGAAGCCGAAACCGTCTTGAACTTTTGCATTTCGTTTCTCCTTCGTGTTGTGTTATCCAGTGACTCCACTATAGCAATTGCAAAACGGAAAGACAAGCGCGAACTGGAAAATTTCTCCAGTTCGAGGGTTTGTCCCTAGTGGATGGGCGCGAAGCCGATTGTGTTCAGTTCGGGGTTGGCGAGCAGGAAGGAATCGCGGTCAGGGAAGCCGGCTTCCGCTGCCAAAGCGTCGGCGCACATCTCCAGCGTAGGGAGCCCGCAACAGTCGATGAAGCCGATCATCTCGTCTCCGGGAATCAGGATGGCGTAGCGGATCATTTCTTTCCCGTGGGCATGTTGTTGAATTTTATTGCATCCAAGGGCGGCATCCCTTCTTTCCTTGCAGCCCTCACCAGTGCGTCAAGTTCTGGCTGGCATTTATCGAGAACCCAGTAACCGCCTTGATCGTGTGCCCAGTGAATCAATGCCCGGAGTTCATGCCCCAAATGCCTGTGTTCGCTTTCGGGCCGTTCACACGCCGCGCGATAGCCCGCTTCATAGCCCCGGTTGAAGCCGTCTTCGTAAGTATCGGCCATGTCAGCACCACACCACGTGGCGGAGGTCAACCGTGCGACGGATGAGCCAGTGCCGGCGCATTTCAGGCGCTTCCATGTCAGGACAGGCGACTTCCATGTAGGCGTTGGATAGCAGGATCAGGACGGTGTGCAGCGAGGTCAGCTTCATGATGGTCTCCTGTTGTGGAGATTCCAGTATAGCAATTGCAAAACGAAGAGCAAGGAAAACAAATGCAACTGACGCAGTTACGCATTATGGACGCGCGAGCGCCGTCGAAAGTCTTGCGAATAGCGAAAGGGTTCGCCATACGCAAATTGGGAATTGGTGGCGAAGTGACCCCCTCCGCGCGTCTCGAAAACATCGATCAGCGGCTTGCGGAACGCTATAACGTAACAGCGAATAATGATTGCCTAGGCCAGCAAATCACGGTCTGATAATGCGTCTGTGCATGTGCACTTCCGCTAAGTCATTGATTCTAAACGATTGGTGCAATGCACAACGATTTGACATAATGGAAACTATCGAACTTTCGCCTGTCGAATCGGGGTTCTCGGTCCGGAATGAAAAGCATTCTCAAACTCTGGGAACCCTGGCCCTCCCCGCCGGACGGGTGGCTAAATTTGGAGACGTGTTTCCCGAACCGCGCACCGGAAAAACACCGATGGAAAATAATTCCAGTCCGCGATCCGCAACACGCGGGCTATAATCGCGCGAAACCCCCAGGAGGGTATATGGCGAACAATGGATACTTGAAGAACGTCGCGCAGGACCCGGTACAGATCGTGTTCCCGCTGGCCGCGACCTTGAACCGCATTGGCGGGCATAGCCGGATTGCGGTGTACGGACATCATCCTAGCCCGGTGACGGCGGGTGCTGACGTGTGGGAGGGGAGCGGGGCGTACCCGTTTCAGGCGGCAGCCGTCACGCTGGAGATTCTCTCGGCGAGCGCGAACGACACGGCGGCGGGTACGGGCGCACGGACGTTCACCCTCACGGGACTGGACGCGAACTACAACGTTATCAGCGAGACGCTGACAATGGCGGGCGTGACGCCCGTACAGAGCACGAAGCAGTATCTGCGCGTGAACAGCCTGAACCTTGCCAGTGGCGGCAGCGGCATGACCAACGCGGGGGATGTGACGTTGCGCGTGACGGGCGCGGGGGCTACGCAGGCCATCGCCCGGGCCGGGTACGGGTATGCGAAGCAGGCGATCTACACCGTGCCGGCGGGGTTCACGCTGCTGGTGACGGACCTGTTGCTGGAGTGCGGCGGCACGGGAACGACGACGGATATCGTGTTCAGCTTCACGCGCATGAACTTCATCGCGAACACCATCCAGACGACCAGCGAGTACATCGCGGGGCCGCTGTTTCCGGTTCAGCGCAGTGTGATCGTAGGGGCGCTGGTGCCTGAGAAGACGACACTGACGAACCGCGTAAAGGCGGTGACGGGCACAGTGGAAGGGTACTCGGCGTTCGAGGGGATTCTGATCGACAACGTGGATCTGCTGTGACAGGTCTGACTTCAGCAGCAACCTTACGCATCATCTCGGAAGACCGGGCGCTGGCGTCAGCGATGGTGTTCCCGCACCGGCATCCACAGAACTCGCCGGCGGCGCACGTGCAGATCATGGACGCGTGGCGCGCGCAGGACGAGTATGTGCTGATCGAGATGTTCCGGGAAGGTGGGAAGTCAACGTTGTCGGAAGAGTTCCTGTTGCTGGAGGCATGCCTCGGCAACTTCGGCTATTGCATCATCATTGGTGAGACGTACACGAAGGCATGCCAGCGACTGGAGGCGATCAAGTTCGAGGCGTCGCGGAACATGAAGCTGGCGAGTCTCTTTGGCAAGCTGAAGGTGTCCGGGCATCTCTGGAACGAACACCAGTTCGAACTCCCGAACGGCGTGCTGATCGAGGCCCACGGGTGGGAAGAAGAAATCCGGGGGTTCAAGTGGCATGATCTGCGGCCTGACCGCGCGTACCTGGACGACATCGAGAACAAGGAACGCGTCAAGGACAAGGCGGCGGTAGATGCCAGCATGCGCAAGATCTACCTTGAACTGATGCCCGCGATGGACAAGGAGAAGGGGAAAATCCGCGTGACAGGGACCCCGCTGGCCGAAGACTGCATGATTACGCGGTTGCGCGGCGACCGGTTCTGGACCAGCATGCGGTTCCCGATCTGCAACGGGGATATCGACGACCCGACAACCGTCGCCACGTGGCCGGAACGCTACCCGATGGAGTGGGTGCGGCGCGAGCGCGACAAGATGGAGTCCGCCGGCCAGCTGCGCGGGTTCATGCAGGAATACATGCTGATGGCGATCGGCAGCCAGGACAAACCTTTCGAGAGTGAACACATCCGTGAAATCGCAATCGACCCCGCGCCGTGGCTTCCTAAGACGCTTGTCGTTGACCCTGCCAGAACGGCGAGTGTTACCAGTAGCGACCGCACTGGCCGTGTGGTGCTTAGCCGACTCGGCACCCGCATCTACGTGCACGCAAGTTCCGGCGAGTACTGGAAACCCGATCAGATAATCGCGGATGCGTTCGACACGTCGCGCCGGTTTGATGATGCCAATGTGGCGATTGAAAAGAACTCGCTGGACGAGTGGTTGCTCCAGCCGATGCGTGCGGAGATGCTCCGGCGCGGGGTGAGCCTGCCGCTGAAAGCGATTCAGGCGCCGCAGGACCGTTCGAAAGAACAGTTCATCATGGGGCTTCAGCCGTTCTTCGAAGCCGGAGACATTGTTCTGGTCGGCGGCCCGGGCCAGCACAAGCAGCTGGTCGCGGAGATTCTCAACTTTCCGTCGGGCAAGCGCGACATTCTCAACGCGCTGGCGTACGCGCAGCGGGTCTTTTCAGGAGTTCCGGTTTATGAAGACTTCGGAAGCTGGAACATCATCGACGGATATGAACCTTCTGCCCGCGATGCAATGGCGCTCTGCTTCAACGCGAACGGGAGCGAGACTACGGCGGCGCTTGTGGCTGTTGAGGGTGAGCGACTGGCCGTGGTTGCCGACTGGATTTCGCCAGTCGTGCCAGCGCAGGCTGTACCGGACGTGCTGCAACTTGTACGCGCAGCTTTCCCGAGAGCAAGGCTGACATGCTGGGTGCCGGGCGACGTGGCCGACCAGGCGGACCGCCTGCCGCTGATGACGGCCCTGCGAACTTCGAAAATGAACCCGATGCGCGGGGCCTATCCGACGATGGCGCGCGGCGCGCTGTCACCCATGATCCGCACGGAGAGCAAGGGCAAGCGCCTCTTCCTCGTGGACAGCAACGCGCGGCAGACGCTCAACGCGCTGGCGGGTGGGTATTGCTATCAGGTCAGCAAGACCGGGCAACAGTCGCAGGAGCCGGAGCGCGGCGCACATCGCACCTTGCTTGAAGGGCTTGAGGCAGCAGTATTTGTGCTAACATCGCGTCAAAACACCTTGCCGGAAGACCTGCATTCTGCTATGAATCCGCATGGTGCTCAATACTTTACCTCTCTCCCAAGGAGATAGTCATGGCCGTTTCCCGTACGATTGTCCCGAAAGCCCCCACGCAAAACCCGACCGCCTTCTACAAGGGCGAACAGCAGGGCGGCGCGCACGGCAAGCCGACCAGCGTTCCTGAGAAGCTTCAGGGTGGCCCGATGCGCGAAAAAATGCGCCGCAACGGTCTGTGATGGAAGGCAAGAAAGGCCGCATGTCGCGTGTATACACCGCGCCGGGCAAAAAGGCCACGCCCGAACAGGTCAAGAAAGGCGGCAAGATGCCGGAGCGCGGTGAGCGCACCGAGAAGCATCGAACCACCAAAGGCAAGATGGGCGGCTGATCGTGGGCTATCGCGACCATCACAAGAGTGAAGGCAGCCAGGGCCCGGAGCGCGACACGCGCAAGACGCCGGGCAAGGGCGCCAAGCTCCCGCCGATGGGCGCGAAGCGCAAGATCATCGCGCGGCACGCCGACGTCAAACCGAAGGGGCGGAAATGAAAGCATCGAAGAAGGACATGCGCGGCAACAGCGGGCGCAACTGGTCGCAATCGGTTGATCTGCGCAGCGGCAAGATGTGGGCAGACAGCAAGACGCCGTACGGACGCACGTCGAAGAAGCCGGAAGAAGATGACCGGCCCGCGCGCACGCCGGCTGACCGTAACACGGGCAGTTCCCTCGCACGCAAGCTGGCCGGAAAAGTGATCGGGTAATGGCGCGCAAAAAGAAAGAAGAAAAGAAGGACGAACAGCCCGTCATCGAAACTGTCGATAGCCGGGCGATTGACGCTGAGCGGACAGGGGAAGAGATTGAGAATTTCGCGGAAGACCTGTCTTCCGATGCGTACATCGACGCGGCGAAGCTCTATCCGAAAATCCAGAAGTGCTATGAAAACAAACAGCAGCAGTCCGACTGGGTTGAAGAGTACTGGAATATCTACAATGCCCGCCCCGACGAGAACCAGCAGTACACCGGAAATAGCCAGTGTTATATTCCTGCGGTCCGGGATGCAATCAACGCGCGTTGCAAGCGCACACTTGCCACTTTGTTCCCCGCCAACTATAAACACGTTGACGCCGTGGGGCCGGCTAGCGTTACGCCTTTCCCCACACTTGCCCTTCTAGAGCACTACATCCGTAAAACGAATCTGAAGGATATCGTTCGCGCGGATCTGCTGTCGGGCGATGTGTCCGGCCAATGGCTGCTGTACATCGATTGGATGAAGACGACGCGCCGCGTGACGGAACTCGTCAAGAAACCGCCAATCCTGAGCGATGAAGAGGCGGGCGTTGACGTTGAAGACGTGACGGCTGAAGAAGAGTGGGACACGGAAGAGACGGAAGTTGTTGACGAAATGCCGGACATCACGCCGATGGCGGTTGATGATCTGGCCGTTTACCCGCCGACTGTGAACGACATCGAGCGCGCGACCGCTACGGCGGTACGGCTGCGCCTGTCGAAGGAATCCGTCCAGCAGTTCATCGATGAAGGTGTATTCGTCGGCTGGAACGCGAAAGAAATCATGGACAATCTGAACGAACCGGACGGAAGTCGTCAGAAGCGTGTCCCGAATAAACGACGCACGGCGGACGCGGGCGTACGCACGGAAGGCACGTACAAGTACGCGCTGGTCTATGAGGTACACACGAATCTTGAACTGGAAGATGGGCGCGGCAAGGAACCGTGCTTCGTCTACTACGCCGGCCCGGAAGTCATTCTTGGCATCATCCGGAACCCGTTCTGGTCGAAGAAGCGCCCGATCATTACAGCGCCCGTCGAACGGATTCAGGGAACCATCTACGGCACCTCGCGCGTCGAACCGGTCAAGTACCTGCAATGGAACCTGAACGACTACTGGAACATGGGGCAAGACAGCGCGCAGTACGCGCTTCTGCCTATCGTGATGACCGATCCGTTAGCCAATCCTAATTACCAGTCAATGGTGATGGGCCTGGCCGCCGTGTGGCTGACCGATCCGCAGAAGACGCAGTTTGCGCAGTTCCCGGCTATCTACAAGGATGCCGTGGCACTCTGTCAGGCGATCAAGGCGCAGATCAACGAGAGCATGGAAGTCAACGATGCCATGCTCGGCAAGATGCCAGCAGGCCGCAAGAATCAGGCGCAGGCCGCAGCCCAGGCGCAGGAACAGCAGTCGAACATCATCGACCACGCAAAGCGCTACGAAGGCTGCATCCTGAACCCGTTGCTTGAGCGCATGTTCGAACTTGACCGACAGTTCCGCACGAAGGAACTGACCGTGGTCACAATGGGCGAAGTCGGCGCGCGCGCCAAGCAGGAAGAGATTCCCGTGCAGGCGTTCAACGAGCGATACTTCTTCCGTTGGTGCGGCACGGCCTACCAGACGGGCATGCAGCGCATGCAGCAGATGATTGCATGGATGAACGTCTTGCGAGGCATCCCGCCACAACAACTGGACGGGCGTCGTCTGAACGTGGGCCCCATTCTGGAAATGGGCACAGAACAGATCTTCGGCCCGGAAGTCGGCCCGCGCATCCTGATCGATGAACGCAACCTGTTCCACGTCGAGCCAAGCGATGAAAACCTGATGATGCACAACGGCTTGC